CTCTAAAAAAGGTTAAAGATATTCCGCAGGCTGCTCTTATTGCTCACTACCTAATGATTCAGAAACGCCTGGCCCAAGTTAAAAGCTGGTTGAAAGAGCTGAACGAAAACACAGGCAGGGTGCATGGATATGTTAATCCTAATGGTGCAGTAACCGGGCGAATGACTCATGCACACCCCAACATGGCACAGATCCCTAGTAGTAGTTCACCATACGGCAAGGAGTGCAGGTCTTGTTGGATAGTCCCCGAAAGTTATAAGCTAGTAGGTATTGATGCTTCAGGCTTAGAACTTAGAATGCTTGCACATTATTTAAACGATGAGGGATACACAAATGAAATCCTTAACGGAGACATTCACACCACTAATCAAAACCTTGCAGGACTTCAATCTAGAGATCAGGCAAAGACATTTATCTATGCGCTCTTATACGGAGCAGGAGATGAAAAGCTTGGAAAATTGGCTGGAAGAGGCCGCAGTGCAGGACACAGCATTAGAAAATCATTCTTTGATAATCTCCCATCATTTAAAACTCTTACAAGAAGCATACAAAGAGAAGCAAAAGGAGGATTTATTAAGGGGTTAGATGGCAGGAAGCTTACTGTGAGGTCTGAACACGCAGCACTTAACACTTTGCTTCAAGGCGCTGGCGCTATTATTATGAAGCAAGCCATGATATTTTTAAACGATAAGTTAAAATACTTAGATGCTAAGTTTGTAGCTAACGTCCATGATGAATGGCAGATAGAGTGCCATGAGTCTATAGCAGAGCAAGTAGGTAAGCTAGGCGTTGATGCTATCATCGAAGCAGGTAAGGTATTTAACCTTAATTGTCCACTAGACGGAGGCTACAATGTCGGAGATAACTGGAGTGAAACACACTAAGAAACAAACAGTATGTCCACTAAGAGAACTGGTAGATTTAAAACATAACTGTTCTGCTGGCGGAATATTTAGACTTGCTAAAGGTAAGTCTCCGCTTGCTGTTATAGATGTCTTCCAGGTTGAAGAAACTGTTTTAATACAGTGTGTATATTTAAAATCAGGTGCTAAACACAACGCCCTTTTCTCTGGAGATAAGGAAGTCGTTCCTTTAAAGTTTCCTGTTGTTGAAGATGACGATTTTTTTAATTTTGTTTTTGGAGACAAGCAATGCTACTTACTAAGATAAATAATCTTTCTAATCCTACTAATAGAAGAAACGGCAAATACATTTTTGAAGAAGGTGAATGGTGGTATGTTAACGCTCACGACCATAGAAGAAGAAGAGCTAATGCTGCCCAGGCAATTCAGAACTCACGAATGTGGGTAGACGGTGAATATATATCTAAAGCTCACCCCCTGCACAAAGGGGGACACTATAAAGACTTTGAAGAAGCAGCGTTCAGTTCTTTAGATAACTATAAAACTAATCCAAAAGGGCAGGTGTATATTATAATTAATCCTGCGTGGAAAGAATGGGTCAAAGTGGGAATGGCAGTAGACGCACACGATAGACTTAAAAACTATCAAACCTCTTCGCCTTTTAGAGACTACAAACTGCTACATGTTTTCGAGACAGATGATCGTAGGAAACTTGAAGCTGATATTCACCTTAGCTTATCGGAGGATTTTGAACAGCAGAATGAATGGTTTAAGGCTTCAGTAGAACAGATAAAAAATAAAATACAAGCTATCAAAGGTGAGGAATATGAATCTGTCAACATTAGTGCCTGATATCTATAAGCATTTAGAACTTCTTTCAGAAGGCCAGGCTTTATCTATCTCCGAAGAAGAGATAGACAGGACTACAGAAGCTATAAAAACTTGCTTGCTTGCTTGGGCTAATCCCGAAGAAAGAAATGAAGATTTTTCTGTCCGTATGTCTAACGTAGGGAAACCTGATAGACAGTTATGGTATGAGAAAAGAGATCCTAATGTAAAAAGGTCTATTGATGGACCTACGCAGATCAAGTTTTTGTACGGTCATATACTTGAAGAGATAGCACTAATGCTTGTTCGCATGACAGGTCATAAAGTAACTGACGAGCAGAAGGAAGTGGTAGTTGAAGGCATCACCGGACACATGGACTGCAAGATAGACGGCGAAGTAGTAGATGTAAAAACTGCTTCTAAGTTTGCATTCAACAAGTTCAAGAACGGGCGCTTAATTCAAGACGATCCTTTCGGATATCTAGGACAGCTTGCAGCTTATGAAGCTGCCGAAGGAACAGAGAACGGAGGTTTCTTAGTTATCAATAAAGAAAGCGGCGAGCTTTGTATGTGTGTGCCAGATGATCTTGATAAACCTAATATTAAAACTAAAATATCTAATCTTTTAACGGCTCTCGATTTAGAAACTAAACCTGAGCTGTGTTATCCTACTGTTCCTGATGGAAAGAAAGGCAACATGAAGCTGTCTAAAGGGTGTTCTTGGTGCAGATATAAGCACGACTGTTACCAAGATTCTAATGATGGTCAAGGTCTAAGAACTTTTAAATACTCTTCTGGTATGACCTATCTTACTGAAGTTGTGTCAGTACCTAAAGTCGAAGAGTATTTATGAGATCGGTTAAAGCTAGGCGTATTAGAAAACATACTAAGACTTTATTAGTTGCCTGGCTTCATTCTCTTTTAGACAAAGAAGAAGCAGATAAAATTAATGTTAATAATTATATGTCTTACATGCCAAAACAAACTCATTTATTTGTTGCTGGGCAGATAAGGTTGAGCGCCTTTCACCCTAAGTGGGTATCTAATAAAATTAAACAGCTTCTAAAAATTTATCCGTATTTAGAAATAGAAAGCATAGACTTGGAGCTAATTAAATGGCAAGCGAACCGATTTCAGGCATGAATATAGAGTCAATGATAATTGCTGTTGGTAGTTTCTTGCATAACTCTGATGGCACAGTGTGTGATATTGAGACTTTATTCTTAGAAGATTTAAGACTTTTAATAGACGTTGAACTTGAAAGAAGACAGGCTGTTTTACATTGAACTATATTAAAAAAGGATACAGAAAAAAAAGAGTTCCTCGCCCTATAGAAAAAAACCTTATTAAAGGGTATGATTCTAATTGGGAGTATGAGCTACACAGCGGTATCCTGGATAAATGGGCTTTCCATTCTGAGAAAGTTCCTTATGTCATTGAGCATAACTATCATCCTGATTTCATTAAAGAGATAGAGGGTACGAAGATATTGCTTGAAGCTAAGGGGCGTTTCTGGGACTACGCTGAGTATAGTAAATACATTTGGATAGCTAAGATTCTTCCTGATGACACAGAGCTAGTGTTTCTTTTTGCAAACCCTGGCGCCCCAATGCCTCAAGCAAAACGCAGAAAAGATGGTACTAAAAGAAGCCACGGTGAGTGGGCAAGTGCCAATAATTTTAGATGGTATAGCGAAGAGAGCATCCCTGATTCTTGGATTAATACTAAAAAGAGAGAAACCTTTTGACTGACTTCAATCATAAAGACGAGAGGCGTAACCGTTTTGAAAGGAAAAAAAAATACAAAAAGGTTAAGTCTTCTTCAGAATTAAAAGTAACTAAACAGAGAGCCTATAAACGCGGAGATAAGAATGACCAAGAAGAAAATAAATGATATAACACCAAATGAGTGGAACAGTCTTGAAGCAAAAAAAGCGAAACAGACAGATCTGCCTGGATTGTCACTATCTTACACGACAATAGAAGCATCACCCCCAGTTACCTTTACGACGCTTGAGAACTCCGCGCCCCTCACCGACACTGTTAATGCTCCTTTTCATTATAACACAGGCAAGATTGAGTGTATTGAAGGTATCGAAGCTTCCATGAGCAGTGAAGCTTTCAAAGGATATCTAAAGGGAAACTGCCTAAAATATTTATGGAGGTTTGATTATAAGGGAAAAGCCAAAGAAGATTTACAGAAAGCAAGTTGGTATTTAAATAAACTAATAACAATAGTTATAGCAGAGGAAAAAGAATAATGGACCAGTATCAACAGTTTATACACAAGAGCAGATATGCTCGTTGGCTCCCTTTGGAAGGGCGGCGAGAAACGTGGAAAGAAACAGTACAAAGATATGTCGATTTTTGGGCAGACCGTGGACAGATCGATGCTGATATGTCGAAGAAACTATATAAAGCTATATATAACCTGGACGTTATGCCTTCAATGCGTTGCATGATGACGGCTGGTGAAGCACTAGATAAAGATAACGTAGCAGGATTCAACTGCAGCTACCTGCACATTGATTCAGCTAGAAGTTTTGATGAGCTGATGTATGTGTTAATGTGCGGAACAGGAGTAGGCTTTAGCGTAGAACGTAATTTTATTAATAAACTTCCTATAGTTGCTGAGACTTTTCATGACACCTACAGCACCATTGTGGTTAGCGACAGTAAGATAGGATGGGCTTCTGCATTCAGAGAGCTTATTGCTATGTTATATGCTGGTAAAGTCCCAAATTGGGACATAAATAAAATTAGACCTTCTGGCGCCAGGCTTAAAGTTTTTGGCGGCAGGGCTTCAGGCCCAGATCCCCTCGTAGATTTATTTAACTTCTGCGTTGGTGTCTTTAAGAAAGCTGCGGGGCGTAAGCTAACCTCTCTTGAGTGTCACGATGTCTGCTGTAAGATTGCAGACATTGTAGTAGTAGGGGGCGTAAGGCGTTCAGCACTAATTAGTCTTTCTAATCTTTCTGATCAGCGAATGGCTAAAGCTAAGAACGGTAGTTGGTTTGACACAGAAGGGCAAAGAAGGTTAGCTAACAACAGTGTAGCTTACACTGAGAAGCCTGACTTTGAAGCCTTTTTAACTGAGATGAATACTATGTATGAGTCTAAGGCTGGTGAGCGCGGCATCTTTAGTAGAGTAGCTGCTAAGAATATTGCAAGTAAAAATGGAAGGCGAGATCCCAACCATGAGTTTGGGACTAACCCTTGTTCTGAGATCATCTTACGATCTAATCAGTTCTGTAATCTTTCAGAAATTGTTGTTCGTCCTGAAGATACTCTGGCTACCTTGAAAAAGAAAGCAGAAATAGCAGCTATCATTGGAACACTGCAAGCAACGCTTACAGATTTTAGATATCTAAGAAACATCTGGAAACGCAACACCGAAGAAGAAGCTCTTCTAGGTGTTAGCATGACAGGTATAATGGATCACAAAGTCCTTAGTGGTTCAGAACCTAAAGAGATAGAAAAATGGCTGGAG